CTTGAAGAACGGGTATGGCGTGCCCTTCTTGTACCAACGGCCACCCGCCCCGTGATACAACACCTTCGTCTTCGTCTTCCCGTCCTCGGTGTACGTGTACTCCTGCACCACACCCTTCGGGTCGTCTTCCGGGGAGGCCGGCAGCAGCGGTGTCGACTCCGACCCCACATCCCAACGCCACACCGACACGTGGAACGCCACCGGCAGGCGGCGCCCGTCCTCGTCGACAGCCATGATCTCGATACGGTCGATCGTCCCGGCCTGGCTGAGCAGTACGTTGTTGACCCGCTTGTCCTTCTTCACGATCCCGGCCGCCAGCGGCACGTTCCAGAACACTTTCGGGTTCAGCGGGTCGCGAAGCCGGCCACGGTCACCGCTTGGCGACTTCGGGATCTTCGAGTACATCGCCGCCCAGTTCTTCGGCGGGAAGCGCCGCGTCAACTTCTCCCAGCCCTCGTTGTCCCACAGCGACTCGTGGAACTCCAAGTCCGGCTCGTCGGGGAACTTCGAGAACGCCGCCCACAGTTGGCGGCTGCGCCGCGGGAAGTAGCCGCAGCCCTGCGCGTACGACCAGGGGATCAGCGGATCCGACACGTTCATCTTGTAGTCCGACGGCAGCACCAGGGCGTGCGTGGGTTTCAACGCGTCCCGGTTGCGCAGCTTCACCTCGCGCACCGTCGTGTAGTCGCGGAACTTCGAGTCGAAGGTGATGCTCACCGTGTCTTCCTCCGGTGAGTGAACCACCTCGGTTGCCATCACCACCGGGCCAGGCACCGCGCCGTGCAGGCCGTCGAGGCGCACGAACATCCCCGGCATGATCATCTGCCGGGGGAACGGCAGCATCTCGCGTGGCTGCACACCTGACAGGCCCGCGGGTACTACCACCCGCGGGTCGGACGACTTCAACGTCAACTGGCCAACCACACCCGGGTCGCCGGTCATCGACAGATGCCGCCTGGCGATCGCGAACGCCTCCGAGGCCTGCATGCCGGCGGGGAACTCGTCGTACACCTCGCGGCGCATCGCCCACTCGTCGCGCACATCGTTGTTCCGGTCGGGGTCCACCCACGGCGACGTCGCGAACGGCTTGAACCAGTACGAGTTGCCGTCCGGGGCGTACACGGCCCCGTCGTACGACGTGCCCGACAGCACCGCCTCAGACTTGCCGTACACCGTCGTCAACGTCTGCGAATAGTCGTACGACACGTTCAGGTCGACACCTGGGGCGATCAGGTTCACCACCACCGTGACTTCCCACGACTGGCCGTACACGGTAGGCCGGTGCATCAGCACCGGCTGCATGCCTGGGAACAGGCGGATCGTGTACACCCCGAAGTGGGTGCGCATCATCTTCAACAACGGGTCGACGTACTCGCTGAGCGTCTTGTTCCACCCGCCCAGGTTGCGGGTCGTCAGACCCGACCACAGTTCGCTTTGCGCCAAGCCCCGCGGCTTGAGATACCAGGCCTTCTTCTTCCGCGACCCGTTCGGGCCCTTCTGGTAGATCGTCGGGTCGAAGTGGACACTCGACGCGGCGTTCAACCGAACGTCCAACGGCCGCAACCCGGTCGGGTGCCGCTCATCAGCGACCCGGAACGCCCTGGCGATCGCCTTCTCGATCGGTGTCGGCCTGGCCGCGATCATCGGCTGCGCCAGGTAGTTGTCCAGCACCCGCATCGCCCCGATGCACTGCACGCTCACCCCAGCGCCGGACGACGCCGCGTCGACGCTGACCAGCCGCCCCTCCCACCGGCAGGCGTTCGGCAGCGGGTACAGCATGCCCTTGCGCACAGCCGGGTTGTTCAACGTCTCCGTGTACGACGGGTCCGTCGCCACCCAGGTGATCTCCACCTTCGACCCGTCGCGCAACCACCACAGATCGCTGCTCGAGTTCCCGAACGGTTCCAGCGCGGAGATCGCCGGGAACGTCATCGACGCTTCGGCCGGCCCGTACGGTTCGGTGAACGTCACCGACCCCACCTGCGTCGGGATGCCGCGGAAGAACGACACGTTCTTCGTCTCCGTGACGCCCTTGTGGTTCCGGTTGGTGATCAGCACATACCAGTAGCCGGTCAGCCCCGACGACACCGCGTCGGCCTGCACAATGCTCATGACGGATTCACCTCAGACACCCCAACCCCGTACAGTTCCGTGTACGCCGACTGCGCCAAACCGAGCTGCGAATCGGTGGGGCAGTACGTCCACATCGCCACATCCAGCACATACGTGTGGTCCTCCGCCGACGAGTACAGCAACGCGAAGTCCAGCGACGCCAGCGTGTGCCCTGCGGGCTGCCCGTTGATCGTGGTCAGCGGCGCTGTCACATCCCTGCGAGTGTGCGGGCCGCGCACGATCAGCGTCGCCTTGTTCAACCGCGCCGAATACGTGAACCCGATCATCGCCGGGAAGTCCATGTCTGCGCGCATCTCGACAGCCGTCAACTCGCGCACACCCGTCTCGTCGGACAGTTGCAACGCGACCCGGCCTCCGTTGGTCACCGTCACACCCAGCCCGAACGTCGTCGCCGGATCCGACGTGGTGAACCCCATCAGCCACGCCGGCACACCGTCGTTGATGTCGTTGATGACGAACACGCCCAGCGCACCCACACCGTCCTCGCTGGCCCACCGCGACGACCTGGTGGACAGCATGTCCGTGGCGGTGAACCGCATCGCCGGGAACGTCACCCAGTTGCCGTCCCACGCGTCGTACACCAGGTAGTCCCCTTCGGGGATCTCCTCTGGCGCGGTGCCGGTCAACTCGCCGCTCGACGGCTCATAGTTGCCCACCACCAGGTCCATGTAGGCGCTCTTCTCGGCGGCCAACGGCCGCCAGATCGCCCCGTCCCAGCCATGCCCGGCCGCCCACCTGTTCGACGCGGAGAAGTACACCTCCTCCGGGATGCGGCTGCGCGGCTTGTCCTCCAACGCGCCCAGCGAACACACCACCGCCACGCGCAGCGTCTCCGGGTAGGTGTCCGCCGACACCACCGACCCGTTCAATGTCGTCCAGTCACCAATGCTCATCTGCGTGGCGTACGTGTGGATGCCCCACCTGCTGCGGCCACGCTCAAGCGTGATCGCCACAAGCGCGTCGAACTGGGCCTGGGTTTCGATCACCAGGGGGACGTCAGCCACCGGACACACCCAGCTTGATGCCCCGCTCCGGGATCACCACCACATCCCCGGTCGGCACATCATCCTCGTCAATCGGCACACCAGGGCCCAGCACGTCGAACCCGGCCGGGCCGGCCGCGAACAGTTGGCCGCCCGTCGACTCGGTGAACAACCCCCACGCCACGATGTACCCCCAGTTCGTCAACGCCTCCCCGAAGCGCAGCTCCGGCGGGTACACCAGCACCCCGTTGCCGCCCTGAACCCACAAGCCGATCTCGGTGCTGCTCGACGACGGCACATGGATCCTCGAGTACCCGGTGCTGATCTGCTCCAACGTTGTCGCGTCGATGATCGCCGACGGCACCTCTTCCACTGTGTCGCCGGTGTCCCCGATCTCCGGGGACATCAGCAGCAAACCCACCCACAGGCTCGGAAGCGCCACACCGTCGCTGAACAACGACCCGGCCAGCACATCCCGGCCGTAGGTGGTCAGGACACCAGTGGTGACGCTCATATTCTCCCTCCCGGGGCTCTCGGCAGAATCCCTGCCAGGGCGTGCACCACATCCGGGTGGTGCGGCACGCGTGCAGTGAACTGCGCCATCGTCGCGTGCTTCAGATCCTTACTGCTGTTGATCTGGTAGTCGGCCAACTGGCAGTTCCACGCGAACTCGTGCTGCTCGATCTGCCAGTGCATCACGTAGTACGGCTGGGAGAACGCGTCCCGCAACGCCTGCAACGCCTTGTACAACGCGTACTGGTCGAACTCGTTGACCCACACACTCACCGGCTCTGTGACGTTCTCCGGCTGCGCGTCGATCAGCCACGTCCCGGGAAGATGCGGCGACGAAATCTCGCGCCGACGGTACGTCACCGACTCCTCCGACAGTGTGGACTGTTCGAGGCGGTACCTGCGGCCGTCGTTGATGTCCAGCCAGCCCGTCGGTATCGACACCCGCGCCGACACCCGCATCGTGTCCTTGTCGCCGAAGTTCACCCACTCGTCAGGTTCCCTCACCGTGTGCCTCCTTGGGACGCTGCGTACAGGCTGCGCTTGCGCTGCTCTGCGCGCAACCTGTCGATCATCTGGTTCGGGTCGTCGGCCTTCACTTCGATCGGGCCGTTGAAGTGCGTGGAATGGTCGGAGTGGTAGGTCGCCTGGGAAGTAGTCGTGGTCGCGGTGCCATGCGCCATTGCGCGTGCCTTACGGGCCTCGTACGACATCGCGTACCTGCCCAGCGCCTCGGCGATCGCCTCCACGCCACGCTTGTTCAACGGGATCACAGCCTCGCTGTCCCCGGCCTCCCCGATCATTGCCAGCTGCGCCGAGGTGACCACACCACCCTTGGCGAGTCGCACCCCGTGTTTCGCCAGCGTGTCCAACGGGCTCTGCCCGGACGTGTTGTACTGCCGGGGGAAGTTCTGCGACAACTCGAAGTGCAGGTGAGGCCCGGACGAGTGCCCGGTCGTACCCGTCCACCCCAACAGTTGCCCGGCCTCGACCTCCGCGCCCTTGCTGACACCGGGCGCGTACGGCTTACCAGCCCGCAGGTGCGCATACCGGGCGAACCAGTTACCCGTGTACATGACGATCGTGTTGCCGTACGAGTAGGAGGCGTTGTTGTTCGCCTCCGGCCCCAGCACAGGCGTGCGCATGTCGACGATCACACCATCAGCGATGGCGTAGATCGGTGTGCCCAAGCCTGCGTTGAAGTCACCGGACTGGGTGCCACCGTGGCGGGAGAACGAGAACGCGCCATGCATCGGCGGCCCCCAATCACCCTCGCCGATGACCTGCGGATACCCGGAGAAGTCGATCGGGCCGCCAGGGGACTTGCTGGCCTGCCGGGATGCGCGCTGCGCGGCACGGCCCTTCCGGTCGATCGCGTCACCGATCTCCCACAGTTTCAGCCCGGAGTTCTTCGACGCGGAACGCTTCGTGGGATCGCCGGCCCCGACCTTCCCACCGAACGTGTTGTACCAGGCGTCAGCGTCGGCGTTACGGTCCCCGGAGATCCCGAAGATCTCGTAGTTCGCCCCGAAGTAGTTCGCGGCGTCCTGCACGCTCTTCGTGTTACGGAACTCCGCATCGGACCAGCGGCCGTCAGTGAACGTGCCCGTGTTCATCTCGTGACGCATGTAGCCGTACTGCGTCTCCAACTTCATCGGGTTCATGCCGCGCTTCTTCGCCCACGCCTTCAACCCTTCCCAGCGACCACCCTGCGACCATTGGGCGATACCCATGCCGGGGCCGTCCGGCTGGTCAACTGTCGGGCTGAACCCCGACTCCTGGTCGATGTTCCCCAGAATGCCCGCGGCCTGCTCTTCGGTGTAGCCGTCGGCCAGCAGCGACTGCCACAGCCACTTCGCCGCCGCGTTCGCGGTCTTCTTGTTGTTCCCGCCAGGGACGAACGAGTCGATCTTGTCCAGCGGCCCGTACTTCCCGATGACCTCGAACAGCGCCTTCCACTTCTTCGACATGCCGCCCCACAGGTTCCCCTGCCCGTCCCATGCCTTCGACACCGGACCGCCCACACCGCCGCTGTGATCGGTCATATCCGACCCGGCGCCAGTCACCGTCATGCCCGACGGCGCCGACGTCAACGACTTCGACTGCCGCTGGTTCGCGGGGTCCTTCTTGTTCGACTTCGGGTTCTTCAGATCCGGCGCCGACTGCGGCGTCGAAGTCTTCGAGTCCTTCGTCTGCGCGCTGCCTGTCGTCGCCGCCGACGTGAACGCCGACGCAGGCCCCGACGTCGGCGTGGACCCGTCCAACGCGAACTGCTTCCACGACTTCTCCAACCACTTCATCGCAGAATCGGAACTCGACCGCACATTCAGCCACTCGTCAGCCGACTTGGAGCTGATGTTCTCCATCGCATGCCCGGTCGTCGACTCCCAATCAGCCGAACCGCCCTCCACCACCTTGCTGATGTTGTGCATCAACTTCTTCTTGTCACCGATGAACTCGAGGTCCATGTCCCGGAAGTCCTGCAACTGCCGGCGCATGTTCTTCCGCATGTCGCGGGCCTGCCGGTCCATCGTCCGGTTGAAGTCCTGCCTCGACCTGTCCATCGACCTGCGGAAGTCCTGCTCCGAGTTCCGCAACGACCTGTTCAAGTCCTCGCCGCTGCGGCGCAACGACTTCTCGTAGTCCTCCTCGTAGCGGCGCGTCGACTGCTGCTCGTCGCGCACACCCTTCCCGGCCCGACCGGCACGGCGCGCCGCACGGTTAGCCTGGCGGATCTCCGCCTTCGACGAGTTCTCCATCCACGACACCCGCTGCGCGTTCGCCGGGTTCGCCAGGTCGAACGTGTCGATCGCCTGCTGCGACAGGCCACGCTTACGCAACTTGTCGATCGTGTCCAGCTGCCGTTCGATGAACTTCGTCTGCTGGTCGATGTTCGACGACATCGCACCCATCGACCACACCTCTTGCGGCTGCAAGACCTGGAACGGCTGCACCATCCCCTTCGCCGTGTCCTCAGCCATCCGCTTCATCTGGACGTTGTGGTCCTCGGCCTGCCGCTGAATGCCGATGTTGTATTCCTCGAGGGTGCGCTTGCGCTGAATCTGGTAGTCCTCCTCGGCGCGCGCACTGGAAATCTGGAAGTCCTCTTGGGCCCTGGACACACCCAGGTAGTAGTCCTCCCACGCCCTGTTCGTGGACTTCTGGAAGTCGTAGGTCTGCCGGGCGCGGTTCTGCAACCACTGCGTCTCCTCGGCATCGATCTGCTGCATCTGGGCGATCGCCTCGCCCGCGCGGGCCTGCGCCTCTGCATCGTCGGGGCGTTGGATCGCCAGCGCGTACTGCTGCTTGGCCATCGTGCCGCGCATCTGCCGCTGCTGCGAAGCGGTCATCGTGCGGCCCATCTGCATCGGCACCAACTGCTGATCCAGCAGTTGCAGTTGCGCCTGGTACGACTCGCGGGTGCCCTGATCCATCGGCTCCCCGGACAGCAGGTTCGCCAGGATCCGCTGGCGTTCGGCGACAGCGCCGCCCTGCCCCTGCGACGCCTTCAACGCCGCCTGGAACTGGAACACCTGGTTGGCGGGGTTCATGTTCGCCACACCCTGTGCCACCGACGTTGGCGACAACCCCACCTGCGTCAACACCCGATCCACAGTCTCCTGCGACGGGGCGACACCCTTACCGATCTTGTCGATGTACTCCGACTTCCGGCCGTTGCGGGAGATGTCCACCAGCTCAGCCGGCGTCACGCCCAGCCGTTGCGCGGCCAGCAAGAACGTCGCCGAGTCCTGACCGGCCACGCCCTGCAACTTCGACGCCTGGTCGAGCTGTTCGTTGGTGACCTTCTGGTCGATGTCCTTCTGGATCTTGTCGTAGATCTCCTGCTCGCCGCGGCCTGTCCCGAAGTTGCGCACCTCCGGGTTGCCCATGCGGTCGATCAGGTACGGCACGCCCATCCAGCTCGTCGGGTTCACCGGCTTGTACTGGGCGCGCATCGCCTGCTCGAACTTCTGCGCGTCTTCCTCGCCGAGCACGCCGGACAGCGCCGCCGTCCACATCTGCTCGTCGTACGTGCCCGACTTGAAGTCCTCAAGCATCTGGGCTTTCATCTCGTCGAGCAGTTGCTTCTGCACCTGGCCGCGCTGGTTCACCCCGCCGGTGCGGAACGCCTCTTCCAGAATGGTGCGCGCCTGGTCGGCGACACCCGCGGCTTCCTCGATGTTCTCCTTCTTGCCCGAGTAGCCGCTGGTCAGCCCTGACTGCCAGCCGCGCTCCACGTCGACGGTCAACAGCCCCATAGTCTCGCCGAGCGCACTGGGGATGTTCCCTCGCGATTCGCCGACCCGCGCCCCGATCTGGTTCGCCGTGCCGATGCCGCGCTGCACCGCAATGTCGTTGATCAGCTGGGCCATCATCTGCGGTGACTGCGCAGCGCCGCGCGCCATCACCATCGCGTAGATGTCGTCCTTGGTGGCCTCATCGCTGATCACCATGGACGGCTTGCCGGCCCCAGTGCGGTACTGCTCGTTGAGGTACGTGGCGCGGTCGCCGCTGATCTGCAACGCCTCAGCCCACGTGGTGATCGCGTCGGTGGCTTTCTCCACCTCTTCGGTGAACGTGTATAGCGGCTTCAACTGGATGCCGTAGCGCTCCGCGGCCGTCCGCGCCGACGACACCGACTCGTCCAACGCCATGTCCCGGTAGTTGCGGTTATCGCGCCACTGCGCATACCCGTAGGCGCCCATCCCCAACACGGCGCCAACACCAAGCGCGGGCAGCAGCGCCGGGCCTATCGCGCTACCGATCGAACCGGCCGTTGCCGCTGCGCCCTGCGCCATCGCCGGGAAGAACCCGCGGCGGCCAAGCCACCCCTGCCTCAACTGGTGCTGCGGGGCCATCTGGCTTGCGCGCAGCTGCTCCCGGTAGAAAGCGCGCTGCTGCACATCGTCCAGGTCGGCCGGCATGTTCTTCGCCGCCGCCTCCATCGCCTGCTGGATCGACTTGGAGTCCCCGCCGTACATGCGGCCCAACTTGCCCGCACGGATCCCCGACTTCTCTGCGGCGTCGAGGAACGGCTTCGGCATGTTGTCGTACGGGGTCCTGCCCCGCAGAATGTCGCGGTACCCGACGTTCGCCCAGTCCGCCGACTGCCAGTAGAACGCGTCCGACCCGGCCAGCACACCCTTGCGGAGCATGTTCAGGCCCTTGCCGACCGTGCCGCCAGGCATGACGTTCGTCATGAGCAGGCCGAGGCCGCCCAGCATCGCCAACTGCTGGTTGTCCATCATCGCGCCGGCCAACGCCATGCCACCCGCGCCCATGGCCATCTTGCCGCGGTTCGCGCCCATCCAGTTCAGGCCGCCAGCGATCTGCGCCCGCCCGGCCTCCGGCACCATGCCCAGCAGCGACTTCGACGCGCCCACACCCAGCACAGCGCCGCCGATGGCCTTCACGGCGGTCAGGCCGCCACCAGCAGCCATCAGGACACCTGTGATGCGCTGCACCCACTCGTTGTTCACGATGTTCGTGAACGCGCCCCCGACCGAGTTGGCCTGCTTCACCAACTCCGTCATGACGTTCAGCAGCGGCCGGCCAGCAGCCTCCGTCAACTGCTGCATCGTCTCCACAGACTTCGACATCTCGTCGTTCAGCCCGCCGAACGCCGTCTCGGCGCCCTTCTGCGTCGACCCGTCACCGAACCCGGACGCTGCCTCGGTGACCATCTTCCGCAGGTCACCGGACTGCGCCACGGCCGTGATCGTTTTCAGCGTGCGCGGGCCGTCCATCCCCAACCGCTCAAGGGTGCGCAGCGAATCCGCCCCGCCCTTCGAGAACGCGTCGAACACGCCCAGTACGGCCTCGGCCGGGTTCGACTTCACCAGCGACGTGAACGCCTTCGACGTCATCCCCACCGTGTCGGCGTAGATCTGCAACTCGCCGGTGCCCTCACGCGCCGAACGCTCCATGTCGGACAGCATGCGGTTGAACACGTTCGCGGCCAGATAACCCTCCTGGCCGGACTTCGCGAACCCTGCCGCGAACCCCATCACCTGCGTCTGTGTCAGGCCCAACGTCTGCCCGAGCGGCGCGATCGCGTTGGAGAAGTCCGAGATGCCCGTCGCTGACGCGCCGGCCTTACTCGACAGCCGGGTCAGCGAATCCCCGAACCGCGCGGTCGCGGTCGGGTCGAGGGTGCCGAACGTGCGCTGCAACTGGGCGAACGACTGGGTGAGCTGCGGGCCCATTTCGGCATTCGCCGCGCCGATCTTCGCCATTGTGCGCGCCAACGGCACCAAGGCCTTCTCAGAGGTGACACCCATGCGTTGCAGCGCGTCGACCTGCTGCACCGCCATGTTGATGCCGCCGGGCAGATCGCGCGCCATCTGGCGGATCTGCATGCCCACCTTGTCGAACGACTTGCCAGCCACCACCGTGCGGGCCTCGAGCGCCGACAACTTCTGCTCGTACGCCGCGGCCATCTGCTGCGCGTTGGAGAAGGCCTGCTTGCCCATCGCGACACTGCCGACCATCTTGGTCGACGCCACACCCAACGCTGCAATGTTGCCGGCCAACGTCTGCGACGCCTGCCCGAAGTTCGCCGTGGCCGTGATCATCTCGCCAAGAGACGCAACGTACTGCGAGTTGTCCGCGGAGTACGTGAAGTTCACGGCAGTCATCAGCGCCGCCTCCTATTCAGGCGTTTCGGTGCTGCCATAATCTCAGTTGCGCGCCGCTTCGGCACCAGTATCATCCTGGCGCCCAACGCGGTGTCCGTTTCCTCCTCCGCCGCGTACAGCACTTTGCACCCCTGGCAGACGTGCTGCATCGCCTGATAGGCGCCCCGGTCCTCTTCCCACTCCCAGTCGGACGTGCCACACGACGGGCAGCGCTTACGCGACTCCAGCAGCGACGCCAACACCTTCGCACGGTCCTCCGGGGACCACGACAGGAACTCGGAGTGGGGAATGCCCTTGTCCGTACACCACTCCAACTCCATCGCGAAGCCGGCGTCGTACCTCAGTCGCTCTGCGTGAAAGGGATGTCCAGGCCCTCCTGGTTCAAACGCACCAGGCGGGAGAACATGTCGTACAGCTCGCCGCGAGACCAGTCCGGGGACGTCCACACCTGGGTGGCTTCCTCCACGCTGATCTTCGGGTCCATGCTCGACGCGGCGATCAGCGCAGGCGGGAACGTGTCACCGTTCCACACCCCGCCGTCTTCCTTGTCCTTCTTCGTCGGCGGGTGCTCAGCCAGCAGATCGTCGTAGGCCTTCGCACCCAGCGCGCGGAACAGCATCGTCGCCTTGCCCCCATCGACCGTCACCTCGACGCTCGCCGTGCGCGGCGGCTTCTTCAACAACTGGTCCAGCGTCGCCCGTTCAACCTTGCTCTGGGCAGCCTTACTCGCAACCATCATCCAGCCTCCATTCTGTGATGACGAACTTACCTCATCAGGCTGCTACAACCGCGTCTTCCGAAGGCACGATGTTCACAGCGGCCTGCACGGTGAACGTCTGCACCGTGTTCGAGGTCAGCGGGCCGGCCTGACGGCTGGTGATCTCCACCGGCCAGATCTCCACACTGTCACCGACGATCGGCATGGGGTCGTCGCCAGGAGTGAACCCCTCCTTGAAGCGAGACACGATGAAGTAGCCGCGGGTGCCACGCACAAGCGTGTCCCAGGCCACGTCGCCGGCGTCCTCGTCGTCGCGGTAGAACTCCGCGGAGAACGTGGCGCTGACGGTGCCTGCGATGCTGCGCTCGAAGCGGCTGCACAGGTCGGGGACGGGAATCTGGTTGCCCTGAGACGAAGCGTTGATGCTGGACACGTAGCACGTCCAGTCCTCAGCGGCAGCCACCCAGGCAGCCTTCGGGGCGTCAAGATCGACGGGAGCGGTTGCCGACCACCCGATCCAGCTTGTCTCGTTGGGAATGACCCTTGCCATTGTGGACTCCTTCTGTACGGACGCCTCAGATACTAATGGGGGCGCACACCCGGCGCACGTTTCACCGAACCGGAACGCAGTAGACGTCGAACGAATCCGTCATCCACCACAGGTCAGGCTGCACCTGGCCCTGCTTACGGATCGCCCCGATCGACGAGAACGACACATGCACCGCCTTGAACCCGGTGAACTCCACCGGGGTGATCCCCTTCAACGCCTCCCGGATCCGGTACGACAACTCGTCGCACGTGTCCCGGCGCACCGCATAGGTGCTCAACGTGTAGTTCGCCGAGAAGTCCTTGTTCGCCTGCGCTGTCACCGTCCGCGAGATGCCCTGCGCCGCCCCGGCCTCAAGCACCCCGAACGGCACGTGCGAACCGACGTTCGGCGTGCCGGTAGGCCAACCGCCCTCCTTCGGGGGCTGGCCGTCACCCACCGGAATGTCCGCGTTCCTGGCGGCCGCCAGCAGAATCCCCGTCAGCTCGCCACGCCTCATACCTGCCCCATCCTCTGCACCCCGGCCTGCGTCCCCGCAGCCTTAGCCTGCGCCACCTGCGACGCCTGCGTGCCCTGCACCATCACCGTTGCCTTCTGTGCACCGCTCCACACGCTGCGCACCAGTACGGCTCTCCCCGGCGAGACCTGACCCAACGCTCGAGCTGACGCCTGGACTGCCGCATCCACCGTTTCGTGCGCCGCAACGGGCGCGGCCGCACGTTTGGCTTCCAAGTCACGCTGCACCGCCTCCAGCTGCTGCTCGCCACTCACGGCTCCTCCACATACGTCCACTCCGCGAACCGGGCCGCGCCAGTCACCTGATGGCGGCGCAAGATCGGGAACTGCCCACCCGAGTCGACCGTCACCACCCGGAACCAGCGGCCCTGCACCAGCGGATCCGGATGCTCGGTCACCTCGATCATGTCGTTCGCCTGCGACACCAATGGCACCCCGTCCACATCCATCGGCGTCGAGATGTACGTCGTGGAGAACACCTGCTCCTCACCGGCGTAGTCCAGTTGCGAGTCGGACAGGTTGTAGATCCTGGCCGGCCCCGTGTACAACACGCGCAACAACTGGGTCGTCTCCGTCGGGTACAACCCCGTGTCGTCGAACGGCTCAGGGTGCATCTCCATGCGGGAGATCACCACCGTGGCCTGCATGTTCCGCTCGGCGTACTGGCGGGCCACCTTGCGGGCCCGGTCGACCGTGTACCCGAGCGTCTTAGCCTTCGTCCCGGTGAGCATCAGCCATCACCGCTGACCAGCCCGCTCGTGAACCACTGGTAGTCCGACGGGTCGTAGTCGCCGTAGTCGGCGCGGCCGACCTCGATGTTGTCCATGAACCCGACGCCGAAGACCAGCGGCTTGATCGACTGGTCCTTGTACTGGTCCCACATGATCCCGCCTAGGTCGGGGAACGCCCCGGACGACAGGTCTTCCTTCGCCTGGTCGCGCAACTTCATCGCCAGGTCGCGGTACTTCGACGCCAACTCCGACGTGCCCACAGACACCCCATCGGCAGACACCGACACCTCGCGGGCGAACTTCGCCGAGATCACCTCGGCCGCCATCGACGCCACGAAGATCACCGACGGGTGCACAGGCATGAACTTGTCCAGCAGGTACGTGATCTCGCTGTCGGTCAGCAGTTCATCGGCAGGGTTGGTGTCCTGCACCCAGAACCGCACCGCGTCCTTGTCAGAAGCCGCAGGCCCCGCGTACGCCATTACGCACGCTCCCGGGCCTTCAACGCCTTCAACCGCTTGTTGCCCTGCACCCGATTCGCCACATACGTGCCACCCGCGGCGCCCAACGCCGTCCCGGTGCCGATGCCCGCACCCAACTTCAAACCGACCGGCAACGCCCGGCCCTCAAGTTCGCGCGCGAGGCTCTTGCCGGCCTGCTCGCCCACCTCGTCGGCGTACCGCGCAAGTTTCGGCGACAACCGGCCGCGCTTCGACACCACACCAACGCCGTACGCCTCGGCTACATCCGACAGCGAAGCCATCTCGGCCTCCTTCCGTGTGCCCCGGCCCGAGGATCCCTGACCCCAGGGCCGGGGACCACAGCACACCCGTAATGGAGGATACGGGAGGTTTCACGCCCGGGCACAGCTAATGCGTTTGCGGGTCGATGATCGCTTCCAGCGCATCCACAAGCGTAGAGCGCGGAGTCTCCTTCGCGTTCTCCACCTCAAGGGCTACCGTTGCGCGCAGCACACTCGCGCCGACCCACGCCAACACCTGGTTCACCGTACCGTCAGGCACGTCGTCAATCGTCGGAGGCGAAATGATGTCCTCAAGGGCGATCACCACAGCAGACCGCGGGCCGCCGTCGAGCTCCTGCTCGGCGTACAACGCCCGCTGCGCCCGGTCCACATCGTCACCGACCCACGCAAGGATCTGCTCAAGCGACTTCGCGACAGTCGCCAACTCAGCACGCACCCCAGTCGGGACGTGCCGAGCCTGCTTCCCCGTCTTCGTGTACGGCCCCTGCGCCGGCCGGATGAAGTTGTTCGACAGCAGCGCATCCAAATGCCGCAGCCCAGCCACCACATCCGCGGGAATCGGCTCGCCAGGGGCGTAATCCACCCCTGCGAGCTTCATCTTCCGGCCCGCGCTGAAAGGCCCCAGGTTCCTGTACCGCAACCCACTCATCGGGGCCTCCCTGTTAGGCGACGGCAGCGTCGATGAACACACCCATGTCGGGGCAGACGACGTGCTGGTCGTACGTCATCTCCGCCTCGATACGGTCCGAAGCGATCTGCTCCATCCGGAACCGCTTCACGCGGATACCCTGCGCGTTACCGCCCAGGTAGCCGTTCCACGTGAACGTGTACCCGGCCGCCGGCGTCTGGAGACCAGGCGCAGACGGAGTGTGCAGGAGCAGCGCGCCCTTGCCCGGGGTGATGAAGTCGTACGTCGCCGTCGCCTCCTGGGTGCGGGCGTCCGTGGTCTCCGGGCCGTCACCGATGGTGGCGTAGGAGGTGTACAGACGGTTCACACCGAACAGGGTGGCGATCAGATCCTCCGACACGATCCCGCGCTGGGTGTACTTGATCCGCTCGATGATGGCAGGGTGCTGCTTGAGCTTCTGCATCGTGTGAGCGCCAAGAACCATCACGTTCGGGGCCTGGCCGGTCAGCTTGCGGAACTCGATGCTCCACTGCGACACGTCGTCCACCGGGTCGGAGTCCGAGTCGTCCCACTGGGTGAAGTCGGTACCACCGGTGTACTCGGTCTCCCACACGCCGGCCTTGAAGAACGCCGCGTTCCAGTCCAGATCCCGCTTGAGCAGCAGCTGGTTGGTGACGAACTCTGTGGCGTCCCGGTCGAGGTTGTAGATCGAGTCGGCGTTCGCGCGGGTCTGGTCGTCCACATCCTTGTGCACGCCGTACACGTGGCAGAAGTACTGCCCGTGGTCGGTCTTCCAACCGACACCCTTGGTCTCGGTGCCGGGCGCGCGCTTCTCAGCGTTCGTCCGACGCCAGTCGAGCTTGCTGTACTTGGTGTACAGATCCGACTGCTTCTTCACCGGAACCTTCGGGAACACCTTGTCCGCGATGTACGCGGCCGAGTTCTGAAGATACGCGATGCTCACGTTCGTCAACGGGACGTTGACGTGGAGATCGCTCTGAGTGGGGCTTGGCATTTGTCCTCTACTCCCTTACACCAGCAGTACCGGCACCAGGGAACCTGATGCGGCGCTTTGCAACGCGACACCGACCCCTGTACCAGCGGCGGCCACGACGGCCGATCCGGCGGCACCGGGCTTGACTTCCTCACCGGCGTCGATCTGCTCCCCGGCGACCACATTGGTCACACCGCGAATGCCGATCGTGGCTGCGCCACCGGCCTGCTGAGGCTTGTTCTGGAGCACACCGACCACCCGGTCGGTCGCTCCTGCGAGACCGGCGGTGTTCCGCCCGGTCACCTTCACGAAGTGGTACTGCTTCCCGCCATGCGGCGAAGCGGATCCTGGCAGGCCGGGAGGGCCCGTGTAGATCCCGATGCTCGAGTCCGCCTCAAGGGTGATGGACCGTAGCGACTCTTCGTAACTCATCCCTAGAACCCGCCGTTCTCTCGAAGGTACAACTCGTAGGCCTCGGGGTTGGCCTCGAAGAGCATCGTCGACGCCTCGGCGTGGCTCACGCTGCCCTGGCTCTTGCCTACGAGCTCGTCGGCGTAGGCGTCGACCTGCATCAGCACGTCGCTGTTGTCGGTGTCGCCCAGGGCGCCGATCTCGTCGTAGATCTCGTCGCCCATCGCGGTGAACAGTTCGTCCAGCACGTCGAGCTCGTCGCGGTCGAGGACCTGCGCGGCCGACTTGAGGATGCTTCCGAGCACGTACGGGTCGACCGGAAGGTTGTACTCGGCTGCCTTGGAGATGAACGCCTCGAGCGCCCGCTCCTCGTGCATCTGCTCGGCGTAGGCGATGGCCTCCGCGGCCTGCGCCTGGGCCTTCTCGATCTCGTCACCCATCGTGGCCGCCATCTGAAGGGTCCGCTCGTCACGGTCCGACTTCGACAGCTCCTCGACGAGCACATCGCCGAGTGACTTGCGGACCTTGCGGTCGTAGGCGTACATGCCGCCTGCGCCGGCAGCGCCACCACCAGCAGCGCCCACGCCGAGAGCGGCAGTGGTCGGAGCGTAGCGGTACTGCATCCCTGCGCGGGTGGCGACCGAACCCATCGAACGCCGGTCCACGTTCACACCCTGCGGGTTGGTGTTCGGGCCGTACTCGAGCTGACGGGCTGTGTCACCCCGACGCGCACGACGCGACCGCGCCGCGCGGCGGGCCACCCGGGAGTTGATCTTCCGGCCGCGGCCCATCACGGGGTCCTCAAGAGCGTCGAGTGCGCCGGCCGGGACCCGTCCGGACCGCACTGCCCGGCCGAGCCGGTATGCGCCGATCGGGTTGGCGGCCTTGCCCACCAGCTCCTCGTCGTACTCGTCGAAGAACTCTTCGGCCTCGTCGCCGTCGTCCTCGACCATCACGTACTCGTTGCCGTCGGCGTCGTAGGCGATGTCACCGACTTCGAAGTCTTCGAAGCCCGCGGGATCGCCGTTGCTGTCGAACAGCTCAACGCCCTCTTCATATCCTGGCATTGCATCCTCCTGTGACTTCGAGAACAGTATCGAAGCGTGCTGGTTGGCCGCACGATCGACAAGGCTGATCTCGTCGATCTCCATGTCCCGCAGTTTGCGGACGCGACCGGTCATGGTGCTATTCATAGCCGATACTCGTCAACGGCGCATCACTTAGTGCCATGACTGCCGCGATTCATTGCGGCCCATACGGTACGAGCGCTGCGCGACATACCCGCCGCCTCCCATCAGCGCCGCAGGAATGATCAGACGACCACCCGCCCGCTTCGGCAACGACTTGAGCTTCTTCGCGGCCGCTTTCAACTGCGGACGGCTCAAATCCGACAGATACGCCTCACGAACACTCTGCCCAGGGGCGATACCGCGCCCGACCTTCGCGTTCACCGCGTTGTAGCCGGCCAGACCCGCCCCGGCACCGAACATGCCGACACCGGCCGCTGTCCCGAGGCCCTGCTGATAGGCCCGCTTCGCGCTGGCGCGCGACTCCGACTTGTACAGCTCCACCCCGGTCGACATCCCCGAGTCGAACTTCTTGATGTTCCCGGTCTGCTTGGCTTTCAACGCTCTGCGCTCCCTTGCGAAGTACGACGCCGACTGGGCGTCCATGGCCGCGTTCAATGCTTGCCCGCCGACGTTGACGGCCCCGAGCGCCAGCAGCGCCTTCTTCGGGTCCTTCGGCTTGAACCGCATCGCGGCCCGACCCACCGCAGGGTACTTGCGGGCGATCCGCCGCCCCGCACGAACCGACAACTTCTCAGGGTCCGGGGCGTTCTTGTCCTTCATCTTGGCCCGCGCAGCGGCCACAGCCTGCTGCGTGGCCACCGCACCGAACGCCGCGCCCGTGGCGTTGTTCGCCAGCCCGACCGCGACCTCTTTGCGCTTCTTGGCGTCCTGGTCCATCGACCGCTTCGACACGTATTCGCTCATCACAACGGCCTGTTCGCTAGATTCGCGCCCTGGATCAACTGCGTCACCAGATATTGCGCCTCGTCATCGCTGAGTTTGTCACGGCGCCGCTTCGACGTCGCCGCGCGCATCAGACGCACGTAACTGCGTCCCATCGCCCGCGACGCACCCTGAATCGCCAACGGGTTCATCAACTGCCGCTGACCGCCGACACCCGCGCCGCCCAGCGTGAACGTGGACGGAAGGTACTCGGTACCGGACGGCCGCGGCTCGCGCCGACTCGCCGCCTTCCCGACCTCCGACGCACCGATCATGCTCGACTCGCGCACCCGACACTCCTAGTACTGGTAGTTGCCCCAGGTGTCGTTCCAGCCCTTCGCCCGCGAACCGGTCTTGCGGTTGAACGCCACCACATCGCCACGCTTCATCTCGCCGTGGAACGCGCGACGCACACCAGCGTTCTGCCCCATGACAGCCCCGCCGTACGCACCCAGCCCTGCGCCAAGCGCAGCACCAGCCGCAGCGCCTCTCCAACCGGCAGAACCAGCACCGACAAGACCGCCGCCGACCGCACCCGCACCGCCGCCGATCGCTGCGCCCTTCACCCCGGACTTCATACCCTGCGCGTTGCGCTGCCCGACACGATCCCAGTAGGTGCCGCGGCGCACGTACGTCTTGCTGCGCGGGTTGGCGTAGCTGCTGACGGTCCGGCGGTACTTGCCGGTGGCCTTCAGCTTCCGCTCGCCCTTGCTTTCGGCCTTGGAGATGTCTGCGCCGTAGGTGTAGTCGGCGATGTCTGCCAGTGAAGTCATGGCCGCATCGTAATGCTCACGGACAGCCGCCGCATCACACTGCCGACGTCTCTACCGGGTCGAACAGGCCCTCCACAGGCTCCCGCTTACCGCGGCCGTGGATCGAGAAGCCCGTCACCTCGCCATTCTTCACCTTCCGCCAGGTCTCGTCGTTGTTCACCTTGAACCCGACCCACCAGCCGATCGGCATGTCATCGGGCAGGCCCAGCCGTTCCTTCTTCTCAGGAGTGACGACGAACGACTCGATCATGTCCGAGGCGTGGAACGCCTCACCCTCGTCGGTGCGCTTGTGCTGATCCCCGCCCTTACGCGACTTGATCACGTACTCGTACGCCGACTTCTCCATCTCATCGGCGTCGATCAGATCACCCTGGGTGTCCACGATCGGCTTGCCGTTGATACTCACGATCGACGCCCACCCGAACACCTGCCGCTTGTCGGAGTCGAACTTCGTGAACGTCCCCTCCCACTCGATCGACTTCTGCACCACAGGCTCCGGAGGCACATAGCGGTCCTCGGCGTACGTACCCTTCCGGGCCTTCCGCTCCTTCTCCGCCAACCGGTTCTGGTTGTACTCCCACTGCTTGCGGGCCATGTTCGGTGCGATCTTCGCGTGCATCCGCTTCAACGTCTTGAACTGCGTATCCGGCGTGTACGTCGTCGCCACACCGTACGACGTCGCCGCGCCCAACCCAATCGGGATCAGCGCAGCCTTGCGAATCGGGATCAGCGGCTTGCGGCGACGCCGGCCGTTCACCAGGTTCGCCGCCACATGCACATCGGCGGCGTCCGGGGACGACTTGATGACCGCCTCACCGGCCAGCACCGCCGACACCTCATCGGCCGACGACACACCGAGCGCCTGCGCCATCCCGCGGAACACCGGGTCCGACACCCACAGCTGACCAGCCTCGTCCATCATCAGCCCTTCCTGTCCGGCCCCTTAATGGCCATCATGATCTCACTTCGTATCTCCACGCCACTGTTGTCTTCACCGAACCGGTCGATCAGTTTCACGTCCAGGTCCTCGAAGTCCTCGTCGCTCAGGCCGCTGCCGACCACCACCTTGCCCCGCTGGTCGCGGTACGCCCCATTGAGCAGGTCGTTGGATCCGATCGCCCCCTGGAAGTCTTCGTAGGCCTTGGCGACCGCGGCCGGGATCGTGAACCCGTCAGAATCCAGGCCGAGTTCAGGCTCGTCAAGGCTGACCATGATGCCCGACTGCACAAGGTACTTCCCCAGCCGTGCCGCCTTCTCACTGTCGTAGCCCGTCGCTTGCATCATCGCATCGGACAAGATGCGTTGCTTCCCCTCAGTGACCACCTGGCGTACTTCCTGGGTGTCGTATATGCCCATCGCCTCTTGCAAGTTGTGCTCGGTGTTGTAGGCGTCGTTGGAGTCCTTCGGGTACGACATCGCACCCACTCGCTTGTCGCCACTGTCTTGAGGGTGGTACACGTCAGCGTGAATAGACCCCAGCAGCGACCACAGGCCGCCCACGCCCTCCTCGCCGCTGCCGTACATGATGTCGTTCAGTTCGCGCATCTCGTACAGGCTCATCTTGTCGAACATCGCGTCCTGCGCGGTGCTCGCCGCGTTCTCGCCGCCGTGAATGCTCGGCATCGCAATGTCACCGAGGTCGCGGTAGAACTGCTGCGCGGCGTTCAGATACTCGTGCATGCCGGCCGAGAACTCCAGCGACGTCGACAGCAGCGGCTCCAGCACCCCACTGGCCGCTGTACGGTGCGGGTCGGAGATCGCGGTGATCTCGGACAGTGGAATGTCGAACTCGAGCACGCCGCTTTGCGAGCTGCGTGCGATCGACCCGTCCGCAGGTGCCATCACGAACTGGAACAGCTTGGGTGACATGCTCCCCGAGGAGCTGTCGCGCATCTCCTCCTCGAACCCGCCGTTGAACTCCTCGCGGCGGCGGTTCTGCCACGCCGAGTTCGCCGCGTACATCGACACCATCGGAATCGACTCGAGTTCCTTCGCGCGCTGCAACATCATCACCCCGTAGATGTTCGTGCGCAGCACCGGAACCTTGTCCGCGTTCGGGTTGAACGTGAACTTGCGGATGCGGTGCATCCCCGTCTCGTCGGGCCCCAGGCCACGGTCGGCCTCGGCGATCATGAGTTGCGAGGAAGCCTCTTGCATCAGGTTGCCCGCCATGACGCCGATCGCCGCAGCGTGCTCCGGCACACCAGGGTCCGAGGGGTGACCGATCGGCCACCTCGTCGCCAACGCGTCGACCATCTTCGTCGACTCCAACTCGGTCACGGCGTCGAAGTCCGCAGCGCCCAGTTTCGCGCGGGCGGCCATCCTGTCCGCGCGGCGCTGCCGCGCACGCGTGGCCCGCTTCACAGCCGCCCTCTTCGCGCGTTCCTTGACGCGCTCCCGCTCCTGCTTCTTCCCCGACGCGATACGCGCCTCGTTGACCTTGACCGTTGCCTTCTTCGCCGTCGGTTTGCCCTGCTTGAACCGTTCCAGTTCACGCTGCGCCTGGGCGCGCATCGCCACCTGCTTCTGCTCGACGATCTTCTTCTTCCGTTCGGCCTCCCGGCCGCGGCGGCGATGCCGACCGTGCGCGGCCTTCTTCCTCGCCGCCAAATACGCCTTGCGCTCCTCGGCGCTCAACGCCTTGAACGCGCTCTGCGACAACGCCGACCCGTCGAACTCCCGCACCTTCGCCTGCTCCTGCACCGCGCCTTGATCGCCCTGCTCGGCGAACTGGCCGTCGTCGTCGCGCAGCACACGCCGGCGAATCTTCCGGCCACCGACGCGCACCTCCACCCAATCCTCGTCAGCCTTCGCGACAGGCTCGGCCGTGCGCGCCGACGCGTTCGACGCCCACGCCCCCAACGCCACGTCCGCCACGTCGGCAACCACCGGAGGCGGCAGCACCGGCGCTGCGACCTGCGTCGCGTACACCGCCGCGTCGCCCGGCGGCAGCCCATAGCCTTCGGCGGCCCGTTGCAACGCCAACGGCCACGGCACACCAGCCGACGTCAACGTGTCCACGATCTCCAACGCCCCCGCGTCCGCCGCGGCCTTCACCTCGTCCAGATCACCGCCAGCAGTCACCTGCCAAGCGTCAGCAGCGCTGCTGTGATCAACCCCGGCAAGAGCAGACTTGACCTCATCGACCGACACCGCTGTGCTTGAAGCCAACCCCGACAACGCCTGGGCGCCCACCGCGTGCAGACCAAGCAGCGCCGCGCCAGCCCCAGACACACCATCGTCAGAGGACACACGACCGAGAAGATCGCGAGCAACGTCCGCATCAGACCACCACCTACGACTCACGACATCAGCCCGTCCAACCCGGCCTTGATGTCTTCGGATGTCACCTGCCGCCAATCCTTCGGCGTCACCCGCCGACCGAACTCCACCTGTTCACGCGCCAGACGGTTCGCCTGCTCGTTCAGGATCAGGCCGACCAGCGACCGGACACCACGCGCGTTCGACGGGTTCTCCGCATCGCCACCGGCCCGGGCCGCCGCCATCTTGAACGTCTTGCGCGCCTTGTCGTCCGAGAACTTGATGTTGATGTCGGACAGTTCCCGCTCCCCGATCTGCGCCAACTCCTGAGCGTTGTACGGGTCGAACGGCACCCGGGTCGGGAACCGCGACGACATCCCGTGGTTGTACTGGTTCAAGTACCTCACCACATCCTCGGAATTGTCGTCCTCGCTGTACCCCGCCAAGATGACCACCGTGTCGCCGCGACGGTCCTCCGCCAACTTCAGGAACTCGTTGAGCGCTTCCTTACCAGGAATGTCCTGATCGCCGGTGACCATCGAGTAGGCCTCGTCGACGAACAGCACACCGCCACGGGCCTCGTCGAAGATCTCCTTCACCTGCTTGGCCGAGCCGGCCTGGAACTCGCTGACCAGATCACGGCCGGAAATCTCCTTGACCGTCGGCTTCTTCACAAGCCCGATCGCGTGATAGGCCTGCGCCAACAGCCGGGCCGCCGTCGACTTACCCGTACCAGGCTGACCCGTGAACACCAAGTGCATCGTGCTGTCCGGCACCGGGTCGCCATACTCGCGGCGCTGCTCATTCAACCGGGCACGGTTGATCAGCGTGTTGAACTGCACCTTCACTCGATCCAGCCCGACCAACTTGTCGAGCTCGGACCTTACCTTCTCGAGTTCCGGATTGTCCTCAGTACCGCCACCTGCGGCGGCACCCCCTTGCTGACCTGCTCCTTGACCAGCGCCTCCCACGGACTGTCCCGCAGGACCCTTACGCCCCGTGGGGACCGCCGCGACTTGCGGACCTCGAACAGCCGCAGATTGATCGCCCGCTCCAGCGTCGGATACAGCAGCCCCTGCTCCTCCAAGTCCTCCGGCGCGTCCACCCCCTCCGGCAGCTCCACCTGGAACTGAGCCAGGACTTTTGGGCCAGCATCACTCCTCGACAACCCTTGAGCCGCCAGTTGCGCCGCATCCAATATCAGCGAGGCGAACGCCGACGAGTAGTACATCTCCGCGTTGTCGCGACGCTCCTGCACATCGTCCGGGCCCACACCGGCCGCTTCCACCAGCAGCCTGTCGCGTTCTTGCTCCGACAGGTTCTCCGCGGGAAGACCTGTGCGTATCGCAATCCAGTCGTCCACCTTCTCCTTGTTCAAGGTGCCAACCTCGCGGGCCACCACGTCTTCCGGCGCCGCAGACAGCGGCCCTTGGGCCGTGCTCGTCGAGGCGATGAAGTCCTCGATCTCCTGGCTGTTCTTCAGCTGTCGCTGGACGCGAGTCCAGTTCACCAACTTCAGATCAGACGCGGCCTCGCTATCAGCCAGAGCCGAGAACACATCCACACCATCAGGATCCGGGTACCCGTTGTCGCCCGACGTCGCCGTTTTCAGCGCCGTGTTGATGCTTTCCAGCATCTCCTCGTCGTTGCTCGCGTCCCGCAGCTCAGGGAACATCGCTGGTCGGCCATCGAACTTCTGGTCCAGACCGCGCCACGGGCGCTTCGCCAACGACACCGCAGTGGCCATCTCCAACGCGCCGATCAGCGCACCCGCTGCGTCGTCAACGATCAAGCCCTCATTCATCCAGCCCTGGATCTGCTTGAGCATCGCGTTGTACCGGTTCGCATCGCCGTTGATCCACGACGTCATCTCACGCATCACCTTCGGCGCCTCGACAGGGTTCGACAAGTCGTAGATGCGCCGTTGCGTTGCCGCGTCCACCGTGTCCGACTTCCACGCGGACTCCGTGTAGTTCGACGGGTTGACCGCCGCCTCCATGTACTTGTTCTCCCACTCGGCGATCGGGCTACCGATAGCCTCCGCGATCGACTCCTCGTTCGCGTCCTCCGCCACAGCCAACGCCTGGCCGAAGTCGCGCCACAACGCGTCAGCGTTGTTCGACGCCTTCCGCGCCCGTGCGAACAGCACCTCCGCCATCTGGTCCGTGCCGTTCGCCGTCGGCTCGGGCCTGTTCGGGCGGTCACCGGTACCGCCACCATCAGTTGCCGGCTGCTCACGGCGCGGCGCCCCACCGCCGCTGTTGGGGGCACCCGATTCCTCGTCCTCGTCCGGGGCCTGCTGATCCGTGGCCGCCCCGGCCGTGGCCTTCGGCTCACGCCACGGGCGTTCCTTCGGCTTCGGCAACCCCGCGCCCGCGCCGGCGTCGCTACCCGAACGCACCGCGCCCGGCCTCACGTACTGCTGGTCCTTCGACTTCTCGGCCTGTGCCAGATGGTGCGCCAGCCTGGTCTCACCCCTCGCGTTCGACGCGTCCATGAACTCGCCCACGCCACGGCGCGACACGTCCCGGATGAAGTACGGGTAGTACGACTGCAACGTGCGCAGCGCCACCTCGTACCCCTCGCCGTTCAACGACAGCTGGCGAACCTTCTCCTTCTCCTTCACCGCGACCCGGCGCTGCACCTCGTCAGCCACACCGATCGGCGTCAACCCCGAGATTTCGCTCACCTCGGACTTGATCTTGTCGATCTCCTTCGTGGACAGCTTGCTCGCGTCACGGCGCGCCGCGTCCCGCAAGGAGTTGAAGATCTTCGTCTCCTCCTCGCTACCGGGCTTGCCACCCGCACGCTCATTACGAGTCCTCGCCTGCTCACGCAGTTTCGCTTCCACCTCCGGGTCCAAATCCCGGGCGTAGATCTGCTCGGCCGCCAACTGGTCCAGAATCCGCTCGTAGGTGTCGACCATCCCCAAAGCCCGCTCCGACAGGCGCTTCTGGTTGCGGAAATCCGGGTCGAACTCGAGGTCGAACACCCCGGATGCCGACACCACCGTCCCCGCCCGCGCGTTCGTCGTCAGCAGCGTCCGAATGTCGTCGGTGGTCATGCCGCCCAACTGGCGGGTCCGCACATACTGCCCACCCGACAGCGCCTTGCGTGCCTTCACCCCGAACGGGTTGTAGTGGTCGCCGCCCACACCCACGGCCTGCGACACCACCCGGCCCTTCGCGTCGATCACTACACCCTCGCTGGGCAGGTCCCGGCCGATCCCGGTCGCGATCTCCTGGATCAACTTCCGCATCGACTTCGCGCCCGTGCCGATCGCCCCGTCCGGCAGCACCGACTCCTTCGTGCGACGCGCGAACTGGCGGGTCTGGCGGCGCACGAACTCCTCCGCCACCCGGTCCCGCTGCACACCCAGACGCACCTGGTCCGTCGTCGGCGCCCGGCCCTGCGGATCCTGCTGCCACATCTTCAACCGCTGCCCGATCCGCGGCATCAACTCCGTGTCCCGGCCCAGCCCGCCCTTCGGGGCCTGCGCCGGCCGGTCGTACTGCGCGATCGAATCCCGCACAATGTCAAGGGGGAGTGGCTTCGCCAACGCCTTCGGCTCCGTCAAAGCGTCCAGCGCACGCTTGTCCTCATCACCGGCCACCGCGAACGCCGCCGCGTCCGCGAACTGGCGGTCCGGCTGGGTCTTCTCCGTGCCCCGATACCGGTACGCCGCACGCGTCAACGCCGGCCGCAACGCTTCCCCGGCCTCCGTGGCCGCGGCCGCCTGCCGCAACATCACCCCGGTGTCCTTCATCCCCACACCCGAGGCCAGCGACGACGCGCCCTGCAAGATCCCCGTCACCCGCGACATCCGCGTCGTCTCCGTCGACCCAGGCTCCAGGATGCTCATGATCGAGTTCATCTGCTCGGCCGTCACGTTCTGCGCGCCCAACAGGTCCATCTTCTGCGCCGCGTCCAACCGGCGACCCACCTCGATCTGCCGTTCGGCCGGCAGGTCGCTCTTCGGCACCAGCTCGTACGAGGCGATCCGCCCGTCGTACAGGCCATGCTCGATGTCGCGCTCACCGTCGCGGGTGTCCCACTTCGGAACCACCTTCTGCGGAAGGTTGCCGTCCACGAAGTTGATCCGCAGCTCCGAATCGCGCTTCGTGTCATCGTCCAGGCGGCGCATCAACTCCGCGCGCAGGTTGCGGGTCTGCATCCAGTCCGCCAGATACGTCTCGATCTGCTCCTTCTGCTCGTCGGTGGCGTTGCCCTTGAACTCGCCGCGGCGAGACACCACATCCGAGTTCCGCACTGCGACCGGAACCGCGTCCTTGTTCTGGTCCCACACCGTCTTCAACTGGGCGCGGCCGCTCTGCACGGCGCGCCGAGAGAACCGGCCCTTCTCATCCCGGTTCACGTACTGCACCCAGCCGTCACGCTGGATCTGCTGATTCCCCGCCTTCGCCACATCCACCATCTGCGCGAAGTCGTCCAGCATCACACCCACCACAGCGGCCGGGTCGCCACCGGCGCGCACCGTCTCCACGTACGACCGCAGCGCGGCCTTGCGCACATGATCCACCACCAGCGGATCCAGCGCCTTCGCCACCAGCGCGTCACGCGCCTCGATGTACTGCGGATAGAACTCATCCCACAGCGCATCGGCCAGCCACACATCACCAGCCCCAGGCTCCACCCGGTCCAGCGCTTCCAGCAGACGATCAACGCTCATCAGACAGTCCCTCTCCGGTACACCAAACGCGGTCCGCGACGCGACATCGCACCTGCACGCTGCGGGTTGAAACGGTACGCCTTCGGCGGCCTCACCACCGGGAACCGCGCCTTACCCACCAGCGCCGGCAGCTCCTTCGCCGGCACATCGTCCGAAATGCCCTGCGCCCTGGCACGGCCGCGACGGCGCACCTGCCGCCCCTTCTCACCCCACCCGCGCGCATACTGCGCACGCCTGTTCGCGTTGATCACCGACGCGGCCACCACAGGCGCCGACGCCACTATCACCGCCGGCGAACGTGTCTTCGTGCCCAACGTCGCCCCCGCCGCACCAACACCACCAGCCGCCGCGGACCAGCCCGCCGCAGCCGCCACATTCCGACGGCGATGCTTACGTGTCGTCTTCTCCCAGCGCGCCGCCCCCGGCGACACATGCTGCTTCCACTCGTCATCGCGACGCCACATCGCCTTCGCCAAATCCACCGACGGCTTCGGCTTCACACCCAACTGCTGCTCCTGCGTGGCGATGTCCCGCTTCAACTGCGAACCCCACTTGAACGACGACCCAGCGCCCACACCGGCCGCCACAATTCCCGTCGTGTTCGCCGCCCGCTCAAACCGCTGCGCACCCTCACCATGACCCGCCGAACGCAACGCCGACTGCACCTTCACCGCCCGCGGCCCCTTCGGCTTCCAGCCGCGCGCCAACCGGGAGATCCCCCTGGCCGCCAGCGGAGTCGCGCGCAACCCCGCCGCGCCCAACGCCGTCGCCCCGGCCGCCATCGTCAACCGGCGCTGCCCCTTGTCGTGGTCCAGCTTCTCCCAGCGTTCCTGCAACGTCTCCCGAGGCATCACGCACCACCTTGTCCTGGCATCGACTGCGGAGCGCCCTGCGGAGCAGTCTTCTGCTGCTCCTGCCCAGGCGCCGCAGCGCCAGGCGCACCCGGCATCGCCATCGGATTCTCCAACTGCTCCACCGTCTGCTTCGCCTGCAAGAACTCCGCCTGCGACGCCAAGAACTCCGCAGCCACCGAACGCTCCGACCTGACGGTCTCCACGTCCTCGTCCTTCTTCGTCATCTCCGGCAGACGCGCCACCGCCCGCGCGAACTTCTCCATCTCCGGATCCGGGAACCACTTCATGCCCATCGACGACATCGACTGCATGAACGCCGACAGCTGCGCCAGATCAGGCGCGTCTACGTCCATCGGCTCGATCGTCGGCATCTCCTCCACCGTGAACCCGTTCAGGCGGATCAGCCGCGGGATCGCCTGCCGGTTCAACACCTGCGCGATCGACTCACAGATCGAGTTCAACGCCGTGCGGAAGATACCCGTCTTGTCCACATGCATCGAATACGAACCCGTCGACTGATGCCCCACCATGATGAAGTCCGCCAGCACCGTCATCAAAATCCGCTGCTCATAGCGCTGGATGATGTTGTCCGTCTGGAACTGGCGGCCACCACCAGAGCCGAGCAGTTGGAAGTCGAACAGCGGCTGCTTGGTGTCCTGGTCGTACTGGATCGGAAAGACCAGGCCCTCCTGCTCGTCACGGCGGATCGACCGCACCATCTTCTTGAAACCCTCGACGGCCTTCGCCTGCTGCGACCCCGGTGCGGCACGCAACCACTCCGAAGGCACCTTCACCATCGGCAAACCCGCCAGGTCACGCTCCACACCGACAGCCTCGAACTCCTCGATGCGCTTCTTCATGTACCACGGCCGGTACGCGTTACGCAGCAACGAGACACCCTCCGGGTTGCCCTTGAAATGCTGGAAGCGGAACAGCAACGACCGGTCGTACGGGATCGTCACCTGCTTGTACGACGGCGGCGGGATCTGCACCATCGCCCGGACCTCGCCGTGCTCGTCGAACACCCACTTGAACAGCGTCTCCTGCGCACGGATTGGCAGCTTCCGCCACGCGATCATCCCGTCGCTGTACTTGCTGCGCATCCGGCGGTCCGTCGCATACACACCGCCGCGGCGCTTGTACACCACCTCGTGCCACGACCAGCCGAACACCAGCATCGTCAACACCTCGGTGATGAACTCATCCCAGGTGTGCTCCATGTCGTCCATCGACGTCTCGAGCAGATGCGCCGCCTTCGAATCCGCGCGGCCCTTCCCGCCCGGCTTCACCGTCCACTTCACATTCCGCAGCAACATCCGGATGCTGAACAGCAACGCCCCCACCAGCGGGTCGTTCTCCGACATCTCCTTGAACACCTGCACGGCCTTACGGCCCCGCAACTGCGGCAAGAACTCCTCATCGACCCAGCCGGCCGACCGCTTCAAACCCGTCGCGCCGAACTCCTGCCACGGCGGCATCAACTCGTTCAGCTCATCGGCGACCTGGACCTCGCCGGCCTGGTCATCAGACACACCCGTGGTAACTGATGACGGCATGTCCTGGAATCCGGACCGTGGAGTGTTCGGCATGGGGCCAGATTATCCCCGAACGGCGCCCGTCGCGCCCTGCTCACTCACGACAGCACCCGCTGTACCGGGCACGGCCAGTCACGCCCGCACACAACGCACACCGGAAGGCGACAGTTTTCCCCCGCACACCCGCCTTCGGATACGGCGAGGTCGTTGCAGGACATGTGCTCACGCATCGTTGTCCCCGTCCAGGGCGCGGCCCACTGCGCCCAATGCGTCGGTCTGCGACATTTCCGAGTACGGACTTGTTCGATACCGTTCAAGTACCTCTCGCACCCGCTGGATCGTGGCCTCGGCCTCGAAGGCCCGATCCCTCATTTGGTCGAGTTGTTCCAGCGCGTCCAGATATGGGTCACGCATCGCCATCACCGTCGAGGGCGCGGACTGTGGGGCATGGATAGGTGCCTCCGCACTCGGAGCAGCACCCGCTGGGGTGGTGTGTCGCGGTGTTGTAGTGCAACTCCCGCACCCGCTGGATGGTGGCCTCGGCGGTGAGCGCTCGCGCCTTCATCTGGATGTATGAGTCGGGAACTTCGTTGAGCAGTTGGTTGGCGAGCCTGTCACGATCAGCCTCGGCACTTGCAGCGCGTTCGGCCAAGACGCGGAAGGCCCCGTGCATCACGAACTTCTCGTGCCAGTCCTCAACGGCGGCGATGACGGCGTGGATATCGTCAATGAACAGGTGCCCGCCGTCACCCGCTGCTGACATGACAGCGAAGATCAACTCTTCGTCCCAGTGCGGTCGTCGCTCAGTCATTGGCACGCTCCTTCCCACCCCATGTATGCCGCCGCAGCCGCAGTAAGCGCCGCTCCAAACGACTCGATCCAGAAGTCGGCGCTTTGCAGGATCAAAGTGATCCCGACGAATAGAACGGCACCTGCCAGTAGTTGTCGCGCATTCATTCGTGGCTCCTGTCCATCAGCGTGTCGCGTACCTCGCGGAGTGCCTGGTTGTAGCCCTCGCGCCACGGGTCAGGCTGCCCGTGTGGTCGCGCATTGAGATATGGCTTTGCCAGCACCCGCTGGATGGTGGACCGCTGCCGCTCGATCAGATGCTCGGCGCACTCCTGATGCCACCGCCAGCACTCGGCGCTGTGCGTGCGGTCACGGCTGTCGCGTTTGGCTTTGTGCCAGTCCTCAACAGTGGCGATGATCTCGTGCGCCCACGCCGCGTTCACCGCGTCATGGTTGATCGGATCAATCTCTGGATAGTCATCTTCCATGCAGTCCACACAGTGGTATTGCAGGTCGATCACCGCGTTTACGAGGTCGTCGTCCCAGTGCGGTCGTCGTTCAGTCATCAATGCGTCCTTCCAGTCCATCCAGGGCGCGGGTAAGCAGTGTCTCCACGTTTCGGTAGGACGCCCACTTCTCGTGATCTCTGAACCTGTCACGCAACTCGCGCACCCGCTGCACCTGCGCCCGCAGCGCCTCGACCTCGGCTTGCAGGCAGCAGCGGCAGCGCCAGCCCTCGTCACAGACTCCGCATGACTCGCAGTACGGTTCGCCGTCGCTGGTAGTGCCGTGGGTGTCGGGGTTGCGTAGTCCGCGCTGTTCACTCATCGCAGCCCCGCATCCTGATCGGCCGCGTGCCAATCGCAAGACAGCCCGCCCGCGTGGTTGCCCAACTGCCACGAAACACACGGGATGCGGCGGTCGTCAACCGTCGTCGCCCAGAACGTACTGACGCTTCCCTGAGTGCCCTGCTGGGACTCCGGTTCGACAGCGGTCTCGCACCCGGCCAGTAGCGCGACGATCCCGCCGATCACGATTAGCATGATGCCGAAGGCCTTAGCGATGGCCCCGTCGTCACTCATCGCCCACGAACCGTACGTAGATCGTCATGCGGCCCGTGTCACCCTCCGGACGCTCCTTGACCTCCCAGTCGCCCTCCCGGAACGCCTGGTAGCGCTTCGCGCGGATCGCGTGCAGCACCCCCGGGGCGCAGTCCGGCACCTCTGCCCACACCCCCGGAGACTCCTGGCAGGCCTCCGCGACCTGCCACCAGCGCTCACCCCGACGACGCGCCTGCGGAGGCTCACCCTTGATCATCCGAAAACTGTCAGACCCGTTACGAGAAACATCAACCTTTGCCATACCGTCACAATACTGTGTCCGGTTACCGCGAAACGCAGCGACACGATGTCATCATGTGTCGCATGAGGCGCCCATGAGAAGAATCCTGGCTACCGACGTCGAATGGATGGACGACGCCGCCTGCACAGAACACCCCAGCGAATGGTGGACAGACACCGCCACCATACGAGGCCCCCGCGCCTGGCGATCATCCAAGAACAGACAAGCCCAAGAGATATGCCGGACATGCCCAGTCCTCGCCGAATGCGCCATCTACATCAGGCACATCGAACCACCCGCCATGTACAGCTGGGGCATCTACGCCGGCCTACGACCAGACCAACGCAACCGCCGCTACTCAGTTGCCTGAACGACGCGCCTTCTGATCCCGGTACAACATCCGGCCACCCTGCACCGCACCAGCAGCACCCAAACCAATCGCCGCCACACCCTGCGCCTTACGCCCCGACGACGCCCAGGCGCTACGCACCGCATGCAAATGCAAATCGTCCGCAGTCCGCAGCATCTTCTTCCGCCCACGCGGCGTCCGATACCACCGGCCAGCCCGCCGCCGCTCATTCACCTCAGCAGCCTTCAACCGCGCCGCGTCCTGCGCATGCGCCTGGCTCGCCTTGAAATCACGCGGCGACAACGCCACCCCACCAGCGCTACCCGCCAGCAACGCCCCACCAATCGCCGAGTTCGACCGCCACCCCGTACGACGCTCACCGTCAGCAGCCTTGTTCACCCGCCGGCGCTCCAAGCCCACACCCACACCAGTACCCACCAGGCCCGTGCCACCCGCAGCCATCCCCGCGTACTTCTGCCCCTGCGACAACTGCTCCCAGCCGCCACGAGCCGCATACCCCACCTGCGTCCCCAACGACTTCCCCGCAGCCACCGGGGCGTTCATCACCTCGAACGGCTGCTGCGGCTTCGACGCCTCCCAGCCACCCTTCACCCCGCCCATGACCTTCTTCGCAGTC